TAAGTAAATTAAGTAAATTAAGTAAATTAAGTAAATTAAGTAAATTAAGTAAATTAAGTAAATTAAGTAAATTAAGTAAATTAAGTAAATTAAGTAAATTAAGTAAATTAAGTAAATTAAGTAAATTAAGTAAATTTAATATATTTATTTGTAATAATAATTTTAAATGTTAATCCTATATTTTCTTTGGATTCCCATATACCAGATATTTTTAATATAAATTTATTATTTTTTCCATCTAAAGTATTAACATATTTATAATTATTATATTTGTCAATATCATCACATAATGAATATTTGAAATATTGATTTTCTTGTAGTTCTTTAAATTTATACAGTTTAGTTTTTGAATTGTTGACTAGATTTAATACGTATTCTTCTAATTGATTAAGTTTATAAAAAACACTATCATTTATTGTATTTTTATTAAATGTTGCTTTATCATTTTCAAGTATTACATTATTTAATTCAAATAATGTAAATATACTAGTCAATACTACTAATGGTGTAGAATATAATAATTTATAAAAATAATTGTATTGTAAAACACTATTTTTTATTGGTTCATTAATTATTATGGCATCATAATCTATTGTTTTTAAATCTTCACATATCATATTATAAAATTACTATACTATATAAAACTAGTAATAATAGTTTTATATATTAATAATAATTCATTTAAAATGTATATAAATTTATATTTATAAACATTACAGAAATAATGAATTTAAAAAAAAATTACATTGAAATTATAAATGAAAACAGTGAGTATACTTTTAATAAAGAATTATTACAAATTATAAAAACAATTACAAGTAACAATTCTAATCTAAATAATAATGATAATAATAATGAAAATGATAATAATAATAATGATAATAATGATAATAATAATGAAAATGATAATAATAATGAAAATGAAATTAATAATGAAAATGATATTAATAATGAAGTTATAGATAAAAATTTTAATAACTATATTTTTTATGGACCTTCATGTTCCTATAAATATAAAAATGTTTTGAAATTATTACAACAATTCAGTCCAAGCAATTTAAAATATGAGAAAAAATTACATATTAATTTAGTGAAAATAGATTTTTATATAAAAATTAGTGATATACATTATGAAATAGATGTAGAAAATTTTATATACAATAGTAAAGCTTCTTGGAATGATATATATACAATTATATATAATTCTATTGCGTCATCTGTTAATAAAAAAGGATATATTGTTTTTCGTAATTTTGATAAAATTAATTATGATTTATTAGATTTACTATATAATTATATGCAAAAAGAGTTATTTTCATCTTTAACTATAAAATATATAATAATAACAGAAAGTATAAGTTTTATACCATTCAAAATAGTAAACATGTGTAAAGTATTACATTTTTCAAAATTAAACAAAAAAATTATGTATGGATTGTGTAATAAAACTAATAAACAGTTTTTTAAATATTTAAATGCAAATAATATTAATAATGATGATTTAATAAAACAAATTTATTATAAAGTAAATAACCCAAATATTTTTAGTTATTTAGATATTTCAAATAATTTAAAATTTATTGAGCATCATAAATCTATATGTGATACATATATAGAACTTATAACTAATACTAATATTAATATTAAAAATATACGTACTTTATTGTATGATATATTAATATATCATTTAAATTGTCATGAGTGCTTTTATTATATAATAAAAACATTAATACAAAAAGAATTAATACCTAATACTAAAATAAGTGATTTAATTTATAATAGCTTGATTTTTTTTAAAAATTATAACAATAATTATAGACCTATTTTTCATTTAGAAAGTTTTACATTATATTTAATAGAGTTAATAAATGAAAATAAGTGAAGCAATTACTATTTTAAATATTGAAAATTATACTGTTCATAATATAAAAAATATAAGTCATAATGAATTAAAAAAACATTATCATATACAAAGCTTAATTTATCATCCAGATAAAAATATTAATAATGAAGAATCTACTTTGATATTTCAAAATATCAATCAAGCATATAATATTTTGAAAGAATTAATAATTTGTAATAAAGATGATGTTGATGATTTAAATAATACATACACAACTAATAATGATTATAATTATTATATTTTAAATTTTATTAATTTTGTAACAAATTATTATTCAAATAATAGTAATAGTAACACTAACACTAACACTAACACTAACACTAACACTAACACTAACACTAACACTAACACTAACACTAACACTAACACTAACACTAACACTAACACTAACACTAATTTTGAAGAAAATATTAAAGAATATGCTAATAATCATATTAAAACTATTTTAATAAATTTGCTTGATAATTTTTCTATAGTTATTTTAGAAGATTTATATATTTTTCTGTTAAAATATAGAAAAGAATGTTTTTATGAAAATAGCAGTTATACTGATAATACTATATCTAATAATATTATAACAATTATTAAAACAATATTGCAAGATAAATTGTCTAAATATAATATTTATATTTTAACACCTAATATTGGTAATTTACTAAATAGTGATATTTATAAATTAGAAATTAATAATGATATAATTTATATTCCTTTATGGCATAACGAAATGAATTTTGAAAATAATATTATAAAAATTGACCCAATATTAGATAGTAATATTACATTAGATATTGATAATAATATTCATTATACTTATACCAATACATTTATTAATATAATAGAATTATTAAATTCTAATACTGCTATAACTATTAATATTGAAAATCATATTTTTTATATACTTATTAGCAAGTTAATATTTAGCAAGTATCAAATTTACACTATTAAAAATCAAGGATTATCAAAAATAAATACTAACAATATTTTAGATAATACTTGTAAAAGTGATATAATTTTTCATATTTATTTATCATAATTATATTAATAATAAAAAATTTATAAAAAAAAATATAAATTTTTTATCTTATGCTTATGCTATTTTTTTGTAGTTATTATATAATTTTTTAATTTTTTAATTTATTCATCTGACTACTTCTTTACAATGCGTTTCTTTTTTGGAGCATCTTCAACTGCTACTTCTTTAACTTCTTCTTTAACTGCTTCTTTTACTTCTTCTTTAACTTCTTCTTTTACTTCTTCTTTTACTTCTTCATCATCGCTGTCAGGAACTTCTGTTACATTATTTACAACTTCTTCACTAACATCATCATCTAGAGGAATAGTTAATTTCTCCTTGTCTTTTTCAGTTAGCACAATATGACACTTGCCACTAAGTGTTGTTCGCGGTTTTACTACTGCTTGGAACAGTTTCCAAGTTACTCCAAATTTTCCATTTGCTACCCAGATTCCACCACACTGAATAAGTGTTGCTACATTTGTTCCCTTTACAATATAATCTCCAATTGAATTATTGTCATCATTTGGAAATACTTGAACACTTGCCTCATTATATAGTTCAACATTCTTAAAAACTTCGTCCCAATATGGAATTTTAACTTTTAACGATGGAGCACGCGAATGATCAGGTTCTTCTGTTGCTTTATCCCTTGGATACTTTAGCATAGGAGTCCATAGTGCTTCTACTGCTTCAGCAACCATCTTAGGTTTATTTAGCCATTCTTTACAATTAGTAATAGCATCATCCTTAATGCGTTTTTCTAGGTCTTGCATATTCTTAAGAAACGCAGCACATTCTGGATTATCATATTCTTGACTTGGAAATTGAAGTGCCATATCAAATGTCTTTTTTCCAGTTTTATCATCTGTATATTCATTTACACCCCAAGTAAGCATAAGAGGGGTGCTAAGATACAGCGATTTCATATTGTTCTTGTTAAGAATACCAATCATTTTACCGTTATTGGCATTTAACTTGGGCTTCGTATACACATAATCAGTGGAAGCATTGAACGTAGCACCAGATACAATAGTCGCCATAATGTTTTATATAATATTAATAATTATATTGTTATTTTCTTAAATCAATTTTTTATTTTATTTATTTTTATCTTTATTTTTTTTATTTTTTTATTTTTTATTTTTATTTATTTTTTATATAGTTATTGCTTACGATTAATAAGTATGTATGAAAAAAAAGTCCACAAATTTAATATTTAATATTTTTCTTAATTTAGTAACGGTGCTATTAAAATAGTTGCAAAATATGGTGTTGGAAGAGCAACTAGAAACCAAATTAAAGGTACCAAGTCAGGAAGCAACATATACTCTAACGCATATTTAATGGCAAAGAACATATTGAATATTAAAGCAATCATCATCATTAAAATAATAGCATTTTGTGCTTGTTTAATCATCATCATTGTAACTTGATATCTTAAGAATTATATTAAATATTCTTTTCAATTTTTTTTATACTAATGTTTTTTAATATTTATTGCGCTACAAGCATTAAATATTAAATGATTATTTTTTTACATTTTTACATTTTTACATTTTTACATTTTTACATTTTTATATTTTTACATTTTTATATTTTTACATTTTTATATTTTTACATTTTTACATTTTTACATTTTTACATTTTTACATTCGATTCAAGCAGTTGCTACTACTGGAACTACTACCGGGTCAACTTTAGCTACTTTTGGGAAATGAGGTCCCATATATTTTTGAAGATTGAAATATGTTAGATCAACAGTATCTTCAATCTTTAGAAGCTGAGTTAATTGCTTGTCTGGGTTAATTTTGCGACCGTTGCTCTTGTCCTGAAGGTTATTAGCACGAATATATTTATTAATTTCACGTGTTACGTCAGTGCGGGCCATTTCTGTTCCGCAAGGTTTATCTAAGAATTTAGCAAGCTCATCGCTAATTAGCGATGGTTTGACAAAACCACTTGGGGCACGATTGCCCTTGCGACGTTTTTTGTTGCTTAGTTTTTCAGCAACTTTTAACTGCTTAACAGTGATTTTTTCTAGACTGCGTAGTTCAGTCTTTAGTGCATTGAAACTGGTTAGCATTGTTTGAAATTTAGAAATAAATTCGGAAAATCCATTAGTAATAGAGTAATCACAAGCATCGCTAGCAACAACAACATTTTCCATTTCAGATACTACAACTGGAGCCTCTGTTTGGACACTTTCTGGAACTTTCGATTTTGTAGACTTAGTTCTTGGTTTTGTTTCTTTCTCTTCAGTCTTGACTTCAGCAGCAGGTTCACTTACCTGTTTTGAAGACCTAGGTTTCTTTGTTGGTTCAGGAGTAACTACAACTGGAGCAACTTCTGCGGGGACAACATCAAGGGGAGTTGTTTGTTCGGTTTTTTTCTTGTTCGGTGGCATTTTTATAATCTATAATAAAAAAATTCTTTTAAGTTGTTTTATTAATAAATATATATTATAAAATATATTATTTTTAAAATGCTAAAATGGGTTAAAAATGAACGAATTTTAAAATAATTTATAATTTTAAAAATAATTTATAATTTTAAAAATAATTTATAATTTTAAAAATAATTTATAATTTTAAAAATAATTTATAATTTATAATTTATAATTTATAATTTATAATTTATAATTTATAATTTATAAAATATTTATTGACTAACTGCCTCATATAACCAAGGTAAAGTATTTGCTGCATCACTAGATACCATTGTTAAAGCACATAATACATAATAACTTCCAAGTAAACAAGAATTTTCATTTATTCCTTTATTTATCATTAAATCAATAATTGCAATACTATATTTTCTAATTTGTGCAAAATTATATTGTGGCAAATTATTTACATTTAAATGCTCATTAGAAAATGGATTTCCACTAGGAGGTACAATCTCTCTTTTAATTTCTTGACTTAAATTTGCTCTATAATTCCATATGTCTACTAATTCTCTTATAAATCTAATTAGTCCATATTTATCTAGTTCTAAAAACCATTTAATATTTGTATAATTTCCTAAACTGTCTATTCTTTGAAATAATGTTAGAATCTTCATTTCTGTTTGCTTATTTATTGACAGATGTGCTAAATCATCATAGTTTAACTCAATATTTATTTTTAATAAACTACTCACTCTAATATATTCTAATAATTGTTGTAAAACATTATGTGAAAAAAATATATTAGTAAATGGATTTTGTATATTTAATAAACTATTAGTATTACTATTAGTATTAGTATTACTATTAGTATTAGTATTAGTATTAGTATTAGTATTAGTATTACTATTAGTATTAGTATTAGTATTAGTATTAGTATTAGTATTAGTATTAGTATTAGTATTAGTATTAGTATTAGTATTAGTATTAGTATTAGTATTAGTATTAGTATTAAATTCGGTAGGCATTCTGGTTTTATTATTTTTTGTAACTTTCATAAACAAATTATAGAGAGATAATACATCAAAACCATATATATGATCATTAATATCTTTAAAACTTATAAATTGATTATATGGAATAGTGTTTAAATTGTCTAATGTGCAAAAATCAACATCATTAGAACATAGTCTTTTATTATAAAATCCTGGACCATGTAATTTAATATATTTTTTAATTAAATTACAACGCACAAATTTTTGAATATTAATTATATTACAACTAAAATATAAATAATTATATAGACGTTTTTTTAAATATTCTTTGTTTCCAGTAGTTTTTAATTTATAATATTTCGCAATTAACTTTAATTGTGAAACACTATAATTTATTGTTAATAAATGATTATATTCTTTAAAAGTAGGTATATTGAAATCTTCACTAACTATTTTTATAAATGCTTTTTTACTTTTAATAGGTAAATTAAAATAATATTCCAAAACATTATTCTTAACTGCTAACTCGGTTTCTTCATTATATTTTTTCTTTTTATTAACGCTGTTGCTTATAATATCAACTTTTATAGTATTAATGTTATTCATATTATTCATATTATTCATATATTATTATTAGTTTATTATTATTAAGTTTATTTTTATTTTTATATTTTTATTATATATTATAATCATATATTATAATCATAAATCATCATTTTTAAATTAGTTAACATATAATTTTCTATATTTGGTGATTCACTAGGTTTGCGTTTATGTGTTAATAATTTACGCATTGTTTGTTTTAGATTCTTGTTGTATTTTTGTGTTCTATTATTTATATGTTTATTAACATATTTGCTAAGATATTTGTTAAGATATTTTCTATGCTCTACTTCAATAATATTCATAATTTTAATAAATAATGGATCTTTGGCATATTCATATAAATTTGCAAATAATTTATTTACACTAATATCATCTTGTTTTAACTTAATATTTATAGTTGAATTAGTTTCAATATTATTCACCTCAGAAATACTATTTAACTCAAATAACTGTGAATTTAACATATGCTCATGATTTATTAACATTAAAGTTTTCACTATAAAATACGAAAAAATATGACTACTTTCTTTATAATTTGAATTTGAATTATTTATAAAAGTATTATATGTTAAATTATTGTAATGAAGAATTTTACTTATTTGATATAAAGTATGAACCAATTCTATTTTATATAATCTCTCAAAATTATAAATAAATTCTTGCAAATTTTTAGAATATTGGTAACTATTAATACACAAATATAATAATGATGTCCAAAATTCTGTTAACGATTCATTTATACCTACTTTAGTATAATCTTTATTAGCAAAAGCAAACATATTTAAAAAATTGTTATAGTTTTTATTTTTAGTAAAATTTTTATGTAGTGCCATATCTATTCCATAACCATGAATAGATTCATGAACAAATACTTTGAAAAAATCTTGCTTTCTATAAATAAATATTGAACCACTACTTAAGCAAATATAGTTAAAACCACTATTTACATTACTAGCACCTAATATTTCTTTATTTTTATCATTAGTAATATTTAATTTTTTCAAAAAAGGTGTTAAAAAAAAAGTAATACTAATTCCATCTTTTGAACACTCGTTTACTTCATTATTCAAATTTTTAGATATTTTAATTAATATTTGCAAAAAAACTAACATATTTTTTACTATGTTATCTAAATTATTTATATTAATTTTATCATAAATAACAAAATCAAAAACAAATTTTTTATTATGTATTGTATTTTCATAACTAATTATTTTACAATTATTTATATTGTTGCTAATATAAGTTATTATATTTGCATCTATATATATACTTTTACTTAAATGGTCTTTTATTATTGCGTTTATTTTTTTTATTGGGTCATTATGCAAATATCTTGATTTAGTTATATTTAAAGTATTTATAATCTTATTAAACTCGCTAAATTGTAAAAATATATATGTTAAAAAATTACGCATTATACTATTTTCTTTAATAGTTAAATAATGTGCTATATTAGATTTTTTTTCTAATATTTTTAATATTGGTTTATAAAAATTAAACATTTTTTTTGAATAGTTATCTACTATTAAATTATTTTTCTTTGTTTGATTAGTAGTGACTTTTAATGATTTTTTTTTATGATAACTTTTACTCATATTATAAATATATAATATTATGTTGGCAATAATATATATTTAATTATATTTTTACTGTTATTTTTCTATATTAATACAAATATTATTACTAGTTATTATAATATTAAATTGTTTTAACTCAGCATTTAAATTACCAATATTAGAAATATTGTCATCAATAATTTTATCTATTTTCTGTAATTTATCTTTCAATACAGTATTAGGATCCAATTTCATAAAACTATTTAGTATATTAATCAATTCTTGAGATAGTTCTGGTATTATAGGTCGAAGTCCTGACCCAGCGTTATCTTCTATATCTTGCGCTGTAGCTATTGTTTCAGAACCTGGCGCTAAAGAACCTGGTGCTAAAGAACCTGGCGCTAAAGAACCTGGTGTTAAAGAACCTGGCGCTAAAGAACCTGGTGTTAAAGAACCTGGCGCTAAAGAACCTGGTGCTAAAGAACCTGGTGCTAAAGAACCTGGCGCAAGAGGCGAAATAACAGTTCTTATATATTTTGCAACAGGCATTTCGACTGATTCTGCTATTAAACTTTTACTATTTGTTATTGATAATAAAATAGTACTTAACAAAAATAAACTAGTTGGTATTCTAGAAGACTCTGGTGTTAAAATAGGTTGTAATACTGGTCCTGGTAATGTTAATAATTTTTGTTTTCTTTCTGCGCTGACTTTTATCTCAGTTATGAGTTTTAATAATGGTTTGGATGTATCAAAATATGTTTTTTCATCAAATTTAAGCTTATTGAATATTGGTAACAATATGTCAATAAATTCTAATTGAATATCTATTGGTAATGTCAATAATAATGTATTAACTTTTTTTAATGATCGATTATTCTTTATTATATTTACCATTTTTCTTTGTTCCGGAGTTAAACTTAGTTCTCTTCCTACCATAGTTGAGTTTGCAAATGGAGGTATAAATTTTTCTATTCCTCTTGCTATTTCTGATACTATTGTTGTTTCAGGTGCTGATACTGTTTGTGGTGCTAGTGGTTGTGTTTCTGGTGCTAGTGGTTGTGTTTCTGGTGCTAGTGGTTGTGTTTCTGGTGTTATTGTTTCTGGTGCTAGTGCTTGTGTTTCTGGTGCTAGTGCTTGTGTTTCTGGTGTTATTGTTTCTGGTGTTATTGTTTCTGGTGCTAGTGCTTGTATTTCTGCTGCTAGTGCTATTTCTGGTGTTATTGTTTCTGGTGCTAGTGCTTCTGTTTCTTGTGCTAGTGCTTCTGTTTCTGTTTCTGTTTCTGGTGCTAGTCCTCGTGTTTCTGGTGTTATTGTTTCTGTTTCTGGTGCTAGTCCTCGTGTTTCTGGTGTTATTGTTTCTGTTTCTGGTGCTAGTCCTCGTGTTTCTGGTATTATTGTTTGTGCTTCTGGTGCTAGTCCTCGTGTTTCTGGTATTATTGTTTGTGTTTCTCGTGCTAGTGCTTGTGCTTCTGGTGCTAGTGCTTCTAGCAATGGTAATTGTAATAAATTATTTCTATTTGTTGTTGATAATAAAATAGTACTTAATAAAAATAAACTACTTGATATTTTAGGGGGCACTGGTGCTAAAATAGGTTTTAATACTTGTCCTATTGCTAGCGGTGCTATTGCTGCTACTGGTGCTATTGGTGCTATTGCTGCTACTGGTGCTATTTCTGCTACTGGTGCTATTGTTTCTTGTGCTTCTGTTTCTGGTGCTACTCGTTCTGGCAGTGGTAATTGTAATAAATTATTTCTATTTGTTGTTGATAATAAAATAGTACTTAATAAAAATAAACTACTTGATATTTTAGGGGGCACTGGTGCTAAAATAGGTTTTAATACTTGTCCTATTGCTACTGGTGCTATTGCTGCTACTGGTGCTATTGCTGCTACTGGTGCTATTGCTGCTACTGGTGCTATTGCTGCTACTGGTGCTATTGCTGCTACTGGTGCTATTGCTGCTACTGGTGCTATTGCTTGTGTTTCTGATGCAATTGTTTCTTGTGCTTGTGTTTCTGGTGCTACTCGTTCTGGCAGTGGTAATTGTAATAAATTATTTCTATTTGTTGTTGATAATAAAATACTACTTAATAAAAATAAACTACTTGATATGCTAGAAGACAATGGTTCTAATGCTACTAATACTGGTGGTTCTCCTGATGGTTCTAATGCTACTAATGGTTGTGGTTCTAATGCTACTAATGGTTGTGGTTCTCCTGATGGTTGTGGTTCTACTAATGGTGGTGCTTGTATTGTTGGTGATATTGATACTCCTATACCAGAACCTATATCAACTGAATTATTAGCTATTGAAGTTTGAACTTTTGGTAATATTATTTTTAATTTTTTTAGTAAAGGTAAATATTTTAATATAAACATATACTTTATACTCTTTTTTGTCTCAGATATACTAGATATTGTTTGAAATAGCAAACCAAGATATTTTTTTATATTTTTAATAGCTTCAGTAAAATTTTCTCTGGATTGTGATTCTGGTTGTGATTCTGGTTGTGATTGTGGTTGTGATTGTGATTGTTGTTGTTCTAGTTCTATTGTGGATTCTCGTAACATTAGTATGCCTTGATGCAAATTTGCATTTAGATCACTCATTCCAGATTCTTCTTCTATTTCTGCTAGTTCTGCTAGTTGTTCATCTGTTAGAGAGGATTCTTCTTGTAATGTATCTCGACCTTCTTCACCCTCATCGCCTTCTTCACCCGATTCAACTGTTCCTATAGTCTCTGAGTCTCTTAGTTCTGCTAGTTCTGCTAGTTGTGCTTCTGTTAGAGTGGATCCTTCGCTTGATATATCTTCATCTTCTTCATCTATTGTTGGTAGTATAGTAGTAATCCTATTTAATAATGCTTGTGCTTTTGCTGCTGCTGCTGCTGCTGCTCGTGTTTCTGCTCCTGTCTTAAATAATTCTTTAAAGTTGCTCTTGTTAGTGTTATCACGGTTTCTCTTGGCATTTTGTTCCGCTAGTTTTTGTCTATTAGCTTTAGTTCTGGCGCTACTATTAGATATTATATCTGCTCTTGTTTTATCTCTTGCTGCTAATGCTTTTGCTAGTGCTTGTTCTTTTGCTAGTGCTTGTGCTCGTTCTATTATATTTTGTCTGTCTCTTTGTTTTTGACGCCATGTTTTTTGTTCTGGTGTTAGTGAGGCCATATTATATTATATAATATGTAAGTTTATAATAATTTAAACTAAATTTTCTTTTAGTGAAGTAATTATTTTTTTATTTAATTTACGTCCGCTTGCCAATTTTATATTTTCAAATTGTTCAATATTAGCACTCTTAAGAGCATTCAATAAATTTTCCATATTTTGAAATTCAGTTGCTAATGCCAATGCTGAAACATTACTAATACCTGGTATTTGCATAAGCATAAGTTGAAATATATTATCACTATTTATATGTGATTTTTTACTTGTCTTAAGTGTGCTAATATAACTTATATTATTATTTTCATTACCATTATTTTCATTGTTACTTAAATCACTATAAAATCCCGGTTTATTTTCTCTTAGCAACTTAGAAGCAAAAGCCAATAATATATCTCCTGTTTCTGTTTGATTTAAAACATTAATTACAGAAAATCCTTTATAATAATTGAGAGAAAACAAAGATGAGTATAATGTATTTCTAAATTTGGGATTATATTTAATTATTGCTCCTTCTAATAAATAAATAATATTATGATTATGTAAAGTTGTTTCATTTAATCTAAATGATTGCTCACTATAACGTCCGTCTTTAATAGATGCTTCTAAATCAGCAAGAGACTTTCTCTCAATAATTAATAGCTCTTTAGCATTTACTTCATCATAAAAAACATAATCACCTATGTCTAAATTTTTCTGAACAATTGTAATTTTATTAGTTGCAGTTTCATTTAAAGAAATAATATAATTTACCAATGTTTTAGGTTCTCGTAAATCTATTAATAATTGCATAATTAATATACTACTTAATGTATATTAAAAATTATTTAAATTAGTATTATTTATAGTTTAATAATATTAATTTGGTTTGGTAATAAATAATTAACCCAATATATGTCTGTTACGAACTGGATTATATAAGGTTGTTGCTTTTTTACCTAGAGATTGAGCACAAATTTTATTATCCGCATAACTTTTATTTAGTCCGCAACTATTAAGGTTATAATTTTTACCTAATTGTAATGCTTTGTAACCATTAATTCCTGTGATATTTGGTCTTACACCGACAGTTGAATTCATACCTGCCATTGAACCAAAGACATTTGTATTGTTTGTATATAAGTTGCTACCGAATTTAGAAATTCTTTTGCCTGGCATCTTTTTATAATAATAGTTATTATTTTATTTTTATTTTTGTTAATAAATTAAAATAAATAAAAAATAAATAAAAAATAAATAAAAATAAAAATAAATATTAAATAAAAATAAAAAAATAAATAAAAATAAAAATAAATATTAAATAAAAATAAATAAAAATTAAAATTGTCTTAAATATATTTATTCATAATTATATTATTTAATAAATATGTTTTGTGGTGAAGTCAGTTTAAATAATAACAATTGCTTAAAAGATATTAATAGTGATGAAGAATCTAATTCTGATAATGAATTAGGAACTGTTAGCACTAGTAATTTAAATATTGAAGAATTAATTTTTAATCCATATAATAGTAATAATAATGAAGTTACTAGCACCAATGTTCAAGAATTACTATCTAAATATGGAATTTTTACTAAACCATTCAATATTGAATTATATAAAAGAGCATTTATTCATAAATCATATACAAAACGTCCTAAATTAGAAAATTCAATTGCCAATATTATTATTGCTGACAAACCGGAAAATTGTTTACCACTCAAAACCAAATCAAATGAGCGTCTTGAATTTCTTGGTGATGGAGTTTTAGAACTTATTACAAAATATTATTTATATAAACGTTTTCCTAAAGCAGATGAAGGATTTATGACTGAAAAAAAGATTGCTTTAGTTAAAAACGAACACATTGGAAAGTTAGCACTTGAAATGGGTTTAAATAAATATTTTATTATTTCTCGACACGCAGAAGATAAAAATATTCGCAATAATTTAAAAAAATTAGGTTGCTTATTTGAAGCATTTATTGGTGCTATTTTCCTAGATTTTAATCGCATTTCTATTAAAGATGAATATGGATGGTTTGAAAATGTATTCAATTGTGGTCCCGGACTACAAATGGCGCAAATTTTTGTAGAAAATGTATTTGAAAAGCATGTAGATTGGACTAATTTGATTAATAATGATGATAACTATAAAAATAAACTGCAAGTAATTATTCAAAAAGAATTCAAAATTACACCTGACTATGTAGAATTAAGAACTCCTAAAATTGATGACGATGATGATAATGATAAATTATATGTAATGGGACTTTATATTTGCTTTGGACAAAATATTCATAATGCTAGAATTAGTAATGCTGTAAACTTTGATAAATTAGGTTCATTTAAAGCAATTCATGAATTATTGGAAAAACAAGACAAATTATTAGTGTTTTTAACAAAAGCAGAGCATAAAATTAAGAAAAAGGCTGAACAAATTGCGTGCGACCAAGCAATTAAATTAATTGAAAAATAGTTATATGTTTTAACAAATTATATTATATTGCTACATTAATATGAGTTTATGTAAATATAGAGATATATTTGGCAAAGTAGGAGAAGGGGCTCATTCATTAAGATTTTTTAATATTGCTGTGGTTGATACACTAATAACGTTTGTTGCTGCTTATATTATAAATTATTATTTGAAAAGTAATGTGTATTTAATATTTTTTATATTAATGGTTGCTTCAATATTTATTCATAAACTTTTCTGTGTTGAAACTACCTTAACAAAAATGTTTTTCTCTTTTAAATAAAAATAAAAATTATCATTTTACACGCGGATCATTACTATATACAAGTATTGGGTGTTCTTTGGAACCAACGTTATATAAACCTAATCCAATATAATTAGTATCTTCATAACGCAGCTCATAATATGTTTTCATAGGATTTTCAGGCACTTTCATTCCTGTATCATATGAAGCCATTTTTTGTAGTCGTAATATCAAGCTTAATTTCCTTTTGAAAATTTTGTTTGCTTCTTTATTTAATTCATATAATTTGTTTTGTTCCGTAAATTCTTTTTTTACGGGCATAGTTGGGAATAGTTTATCTATCAATTTATTCATTTATAGTATAATTATATAATACTTTATTTAAATAGTTAAACATTAAATAAAAATTAACATTAAACAATAAGTAAAATATTAAAAATACTTATTATTATATATTATTTAATTATATATAATAATGATAAATGAAACTCTGGAACAATTAAAAATAAAACCTATACCAAAAAAACCACAACAATTCCAAGTTATGATTCAAATACCAAGTGAAGGTGTTGGACCCACTATTATTGATAAAACTAGCGAACAACTAATAAATAGAGAGCAATTTTTTAATGAACTCCAAGAAAATTTAGGAGTTGTGCAAAAAGATTATGAAAAAATGAAAAAAGCGACTTTCGCAAAACCTTCTATTAAAGATGCTATTTTACAAGAACCAAAATCCGATTTACAAACTCTTACACCAGGCATAAATAAACCTGCAACAAAATCTATAAAACCAGATAAAACATTAGGTCCAGAAAATACTTTAACACAAATAATAAAAACAAAAGAAAAAATAATTATAAAAGAACCAACAGATGAAGCTATGAAAAAAACAAATGTTGAGCTTCCTTCTAAAGAACGATTAACACCTAAGCCTGAACCAAGTGTTCCAGTTCCTACCAAATCAAAATCCAAAAAAATAAAAGGCGAAACAATAGATGAAACCCTAGTAATTCCAAAAGATCTTCGTATTGGTAGAACCCTATATTTAAATAGAATTCCTAAGTTAGAACCCAATGTTTTAATAAAAGCACCTAACTATTATTTGTATAATAGAGAGATTTTCATTAGTTTTATTAATTCATTATTTGAACCCTATAAGCAAGAATTATTAAAAGAAGAAAAGGAAATGGAATTAGGCAAAACATCAATTAGTTGTTCGGCAAGCGATAGTAATAACTTTTCTCTCTTAATTCATCAAAAAATCGTGAGAGATTACATAAATATTTATACACCTTATAGAGGATTGTTATTATATCATGGTTTAGGTTCAGGTAAAACTTGCTCATCTATTGCAATTGCTGAAGGCATTAAAAATGATAAAAAAATTCTTATTATGACACCTGCATCTTTGAGAGATAACTATGTTGAAGAACTCAAAAAATGCGGAGACTATTTATATAAAAAGAATCAATATTGGGAATTCATTAATACTAAAACACATCCTCAATATGTAGAATATTTAAGCACACTATTAAAATTACCACAAGAATATATTACCGCAAATGGAGGTGCTTGGTTTATCAATGTAAAAAAAGAACCAAATTATGACTCGCTCGATTTTGAAGACCAGAAAAAAATTAATGCTCAATTAGATAAAATGATTAATTATAAGTACCAATTTATAAGTTATAATGGTCTTCGCAGTTCCCACTTAAGTGGTATGACAAATGGAGGCACACTGAATCCATTTTCTAATAAAGTGATAATTATAGATGAAGCACATAATTTTATTAGTCGGATTGTTAATAAATTAACCCGTAAAACATCTTTATCAATGAAATTATATAACTATTTGATGGATGCTGAAAATTGTAAAATTATATTATTAACAGGAACGCCAATTATTAATTACCCAAATGAAATAGCCATTTTATTTAATATATTACGTGGTTCACTAAGAAGTTATAATTTTAAGTTAATATTAGACAAAGTTACTATGACGAAAGAAAAATTAGAAGAACTATTTTATAAAGCCAATATTTTAAACTTTATTGATTCTATTGAATATAATTCAGTAAGTTATGAAGTTGCTATTACTCAAAATCCTTTTGGGTATGTTAAATCAGCAGCAAATAAAAATAAATTAGTTTATACAAGCGATGTAATAACAAGTGAAGAATTTATGGAAAAAATAATGTCAGCACTTGAAGGACAATCTCTCAAAATTGCTAATAAAAAAATAAATATTAATAGTTATAAAGCACTCCCTGATAATTTTGATGATTTTAAAACGCTTTTTATTAATCCAAATAATACAATAAATAACCCATCTATGTTTAAAATGCGCATAATTGGACTAACTTCTTATTTTAGAAGCGCTCAAGAACAATTAATGCCTACTTATGACCACGCTAATCCAAATGACTTTAAAATAATTAAAGTTCCCATGAGTGATTTCCAATTTGGTATTTATGAAGAAGCACGCATTCAAGAACGCAAATTAGAAGAAGCAAATAAAAAGAAAAAATCCAAGAAAACCAAAACGGGAGCACAAGGTGATGAATTATATAGCGATAGTGCATCAACATATCGCATATTTTCTCGTGCATTCTGCAATTTTGTATTCCCTAAACCAGACATAAAACGACCAATGCCTAGCGACGAAGCAACAATAGAAGCAACTTTGGAAAATATTGGAAATGAAGAAGATAGTGAAAATATTAGTAAAAACATTTCAGAGGAACTATTAGATGATTTAACTGTTGCCGAAAAATTGGAAAATGTAGATGGTAAATATGATGCTGATGATATAAAAGAGTTAGAAAAAGACTTGGCAAATCCAAAAGTAAATGATAGCAGTTACAGTAAACGTATTAGCGACGCATTAAAAGAATTGGAAAAATATTCGCACAAATATTTATCAAAAGAAGGATTACAGCGTTGTAGTCCTAAATTTTTACATATATTAGAAAATATTATAGATGATGACCACAAAGGCATTCATTTATTATATTCGCAATTTAAAACATTGGAGGGAATAGGTATTTTCAAATTGGTTTTAAAACAAAATAATTTTGTAGAATTTAAATTGAAGAAAAATGACAAAGGAGAATATATGCTTAATGTAGGTGAAGAAAATATGGGAAAACCAATGTATGCGGCATATACTGGGTCAGAAACTCCAGAAGAGCGTGAAATTATTAAAAATGTTTTAAATAGTAATTGGAAATTAGTGCCTTCATCAATAGTAAAATCTATTCAAACACTAGCCCCAGATAATTTTTATGGTCAAATTATTAAAGTATTAATGATTACTTCTTCAGGTGCTGAAGGCATTAGTTTAAAAAACGTACGTTATGTCCATATTACCGAACCATATTGGCATCCAGTAAGAATTCATCAAGTTATTGGTCGTGCTCGTCGTATTTGTAGTCATAGTGATTTACCCAAAGAACTACAAACAGTAAATGTATTTTTATATTTGATGGTTTTCAGCGAATCACAATTATCAAGTGATTTATCAATTGAACTGCGATTAAAAGATATTTCTAAAAAAGATAAAAAGAAGGTCATAACTAGTGATGAATATTTATATGAAATATCTAGCATTAAAGAGGAAATAAATGCTTCATTATTGCAAGGCGTTAAAGAGTCAGCAATAGATTGCAGTATTCATACACGGTCAACAAGTAAAGAAAAAGATGTTAAATGTTTTGTAATAGGTAATCCAAGTGAAAATAAATATATATATACTCCAAACATAGAAACTCAAGATAAAGATGAAGGCATGAAACTAAATAAGAAAACAGAAGTATTAAAATTAAATGAATTAGTAATAAATGGTAATAAATATGCTTACAATAAAGTTACAAAAGAATTATTTGATTATGATAGTTATTTGAAAGATGAATTATTGCTTTTAGGTAAATTAGTGAAACTTGATGATGGAACTCATAGATTCCAAAAAGTATAAGAGAAATTTAATCATAACAAATTATTTATTATGTTGTTTGTAATAAATAATTTATCTCAAATATTTAGTTTGGCCATTATTAATTTTTGATTGCTTAAAACCTTTTCTAGTTGTTTGTTTAAAAAATCTAACTTAATATTTAGATTTGAATTAAATTCGCTATTATTTTCGTTAGTTATAAATTTTTTTGTTGCTGCTGAACTGGATAAACCATTTATTAATTCTTCTATATTTAATATCTTAGTTTTTTTAGTAGCAATATTTTCATCTTCTTTTTCTAGCATATTTTCATTTTCTTCAATATTTATAGGTGTATCAAATTTATTTAGATCTACTAGTTCTAATTTTTGTAGAAAAGGAACATCGCTATTTCTTTCTCTTTGTATTCTTTCAAGTAGTTCATTCATGCTATTATTTTCCAAAGGGCTATCTTTTGTTTCACTAAAATCTATTGCTTCAGGAACTTTTTTAGTAATTAAATTAGTAAAAGATACCTTTTTCTCTAATAACTCTTTTTCAAATTCTTCTGATTTCTCATTTTTGAAAATATCTTTTATATCTACTGGTGTTAATAATGACTTCTTAAAACTATTAATGTCTAGCATAATATTTTGTAATATATTTTTATTTAATTGCATAATAATATTTTTAGAATCACCAGTTTTATAATTAGTAATAAATATTTCTTTGTTTTCATTAAATGTTTTACTTATATTAGTTTCAAAAATAGCCTTTATGTTTGAAAATTTTGACTCTGGAATATTAACAAACGCTTTATTATTAGACAATATATTCCACAAAAGTTCTTTATTTTGTTCGCTTAATAATATATTAGACATAATTCAATATTATAATATTTAAACATATTAGTTTTAACTTAATTTAAACTTTAAATAATTATTTTAACTTTCAATAATTAAAATAATCTACAATGTGTCTTTTTAAAATCACAAGTTACAAAAATATATAAAGTTAATATTGTCAATGTTAATAGTGATGTACTAATAATAATATTTGCAATAACAAATCTTATTGATGTTATATTAGTTTCTTGACTAGTTACTAAAGGTAAATTAGTTGGTTCATCTATTAATGATTTCCTACATACAATACAAGTATTATTTTTTATTAGCCATTGACTATAACATTTACTATGAACATAATAAACTCCGCAATGAGTTATTGGGTTTAAATTATTAGACTCTTCCAAGCATATTAAACAACTTTGCATTCTTAATATATAAACATATAAATATAAACATATTTATATTTATATAAATATTAAAATCTATTTTTATATTATCATATATTAGTTAAATATGTTTGTTTTATTATTACTTATTCAAACATTATTTTCATATATTGTACCAACATACAATCCTAAAACACAAGTTCATTTACATTTAGAAAAATTTAACAATGAATTAAATTTATATCATATTGGAATTAGTTTTAAAAACGAAGATATTGTTTTAAGATATGATTATAGACCATTTTGCGACCCAACAAAATGCGAATATAAAACAATTAATAATATTGGAGTTTCTAGTACTAGCGTTATAAATAAAGAAGTAAGATTAATTGATAAAATATACAAATTTTATATTCCCGAAACTTTGGCCAATAAAACTATATATTGGGGTGAAACTAGCAAAACATTGGATGAAGTTGTTGAATTTGAAAAAACTCTGCAAAAAAAATACATATTAGGTATTAATGATTGTCGCCATTATGTTAATCGTTTCTCAAGATGGGCACTAAATAAACGCACTCCTATTTGGAAATTAGATAAATTATGGAACAAATCATATGCGTCTTTTTAATTAGTTATTATTTTTATTTAAAAATTGATTTATTATTATACTAATTTCATAGTTAGTATAATATGGAGTTATCAAAATTAACCAAGTCAGAACTTTTAATAAAATGCGAAGAACTTGGAATTAAAAAATGTAAATCTAAAAATAAAGATGAGTTAGTTAAATTGATAGAAAGTTTGTCTAATGAAAATAGCGAAGCATCAGTTAGCAATAATAATATTGTTAGTACAACCATAAATAATGCTAGCATAACTATTGAAAATATGTGCGGACTTGAATACTTGAAAACATTCGACCCTAATTCTATTGATTTAATATTAACAGATCCACCATATATTATATCTAAAACAAGTGGTCTAGATAAACATTATAATAATGTTAAATATAATGAAGAACATAATATCAATGAAGTTAAGTCAGAAGAGCAATGGCTCAATTATAAAGAACAAAATAATATTGAAGATGATTCACAAAAGGACAATTATATAAAATATGGTTCAATATATGGAAAAAAATATTGCGTTAAAACTGATTATGGAAATTGGGATAGTGATTTTACTTTGACTATTTTAGAAAAATTCATTGAACATTATTATAAAGTATTAAAAAAAGGAGGCACATTAATAATCTTCTTTGACTTATGGAAAATTACAAACCTAAAAGATTTACTAGAAAAATATAATTTCAAACAAATTAGATTTATTGAATGGATTAAAACTAATCCGCAACCAAGAAATAGTAAAGTAAATTATTTAACAAATTGTAGAGAGATTGCACTATTAGGTGTTAAAGATGGTTGTCCAACATTTAATAGCAGTTATGACAATGGAATATATCATTATCCATTACAAGGTGGAAAAAATAGGTTTCATCCTACACAAAAAAGTTTGGCACTCTTTGAAGAACTCATAAAAAAACATTCGAAAGAAGGTGATACAGTATTAGATACATTTTTAGGGTCAGGAACTACAGCACTAGCATGTAAAAATACTAAACGTAATTTTAAAGGGTGCGAAATTAGTAAAACATATTATGATAAAATATTACCACTCTTATAAATATAATCATAATTATAAATATGTTTACAAATTGTTAATTATAAAATGCTCTTCAAACATCGTAAGCAATTTCTCAAAACACCAACGAAATTTAATACAATCACGTTTATTATGAACTTGAAATTCACCAATAGTTATTCCGTCTATGCTAATAGAAGAACTTTCATTCCATAATTTATTTTTTTCATTATGACTAAATTTAACAGCATAATTTGACCAATTTATATGCTCTTTTAATTCTATAAGCGCCAATAAATTTTTATGTTTATTATAATATAGTATAGGACAGTCAAAAGTATTTGCACAATAGTCTTGTAATAAATTAGCAATATTATTTATAATATAATATTTTATATGCTCTAAACTAGTAATTGGGTCAATTTCAAAAAATTCACAAAACTTTTTGCGCGATGGTTGCCCTATAACTTGTGGACAAACTTTGCCATCTTTTTTAGTTGTTTTAGCACTTAAATGGATTCTTGAGTCATCTATACATTCAAAATCATATTTGCTTCCGCGACTAGCACAATGCTTAATATTATAAGGAAATACAATTTTTAGATTTACAAGTTTATTTTTGAGAGAATGTGCTTCTTCTAAACTATATTTGTAATTTCCATCATAGGGTGTATCATAATATAAACATATTGCCATTTCAAATATTTTACCTAAATCTTCAGTAAGCACTTTTTTGGTTATTGTTGTTGTTGTCATAATTGGTTATGTAAGTTATTACTATTTTATAAATAAAATTACACATTAATTCAATTTTTATTTATCAACCTTTTTTAAATAACATAAAAGATTAATTCTCTGGTTGTAAAAGATTAATTCTCTGGTTGTTAAAGATTAATTCTGTGGTTGTTTCTAATTTATTATAGTAGCATAAGTCATTATCTACAAATATATGTACATTTTTATTTTTATTATAGCAATCAGTAATATAGTAACCATCTGCATCATACTTATCTATTATCCATTTTTCAGTTTTGCATAAATTGTAAGGTATTATAACCATAGCACTATCAATACATCCAACGCGTATATCATTCCCCTTTAAACGACGACAATTGTATTGATTAAATGTATACAATTTATTATTATCAATAATATCCAATAAATTATACATATTTTGATGGAATAAATTGTCGTCATCTAAATAAAATACTAAAGCATCTGGATTTGTAATTTTAGTTAATGCATAATTTCTTTGTGGATTTCCTGTTGTACCATTCCAATCTGTATATACATATTCTTTAATTTTATTATTTTCTTGATTTTCAAATATTTTTAAATCAGGAACTATTACTTTGCCATCATATACAATAATCCACTCTTCTATATATTCAAAATTAATACTTTTCTTAATTTCTTCTAAATTACAAACTCTATATGATGGTGTTATTATTGTTAATTTATTTGTATTTTTAAAAATAGGCGGACCTCCTCCTTTTATTAATATAAATAATTTATCATTATTCCAACCAGTTGAGTTTCTATTATTATGATCTAATTCTATAAAATAATAATTTTGAAAGTGTTCTAATATAGGAGCTAATCGATTTATATAATCATTTTCATTATATGATTTAAATATATCTTCAATAATTAATATTCCTCCAGGTTTTAAATATTCATAAACATTTTCAATAACTCGTATTTGGTCTTCAAATTGGTGTGTAGTATCTTCTATGATTATATCATATAATTCATTTAATTCACTAAAAGCTTTTACAATACTATTTTTACTAGTTACATCTATATTAGAAAGAGTAATTCTGTCATTATTAAAATTTTGTTTAAAATTATTAATTAAATCATTATTGTATTCAAATCCATATACTTCAGCGTTTGTAAAGTATTCTTTCCACATAAGTAATGAACCACCATGTAATATGCCTAGTTCTGCTATTTTTAAGTTTTCATCTTTTTTTTTTTTAAATATAGACTCATAAAATAATGTATACGGATGACAGTGTCTAGAATTACTTACATTATTTCTTTGCGAAGATTTATCAGTATCATATTTTTTTCCAATTTCACACAATTCAGATGAATTATTTAGGTAGTTAAGTTTTAAAGTCACCATTTTATATTATTTAAAATAGTATTTTTAAATAATAATAGTTTTAATTATAAACATTAACTATTAACTATTAATTACTAAATAATGAGCTCAATTTTATATTTGCCTCATTATAATATTTTTTTCTATATTCTCTCATAGTTTCATCTTTAATACGTGTAGTTTTAAAATAATTATACGTTTTATTTTCTTGTAATAATTCTATTATAAAATATAATGAGTACATACCGCATTGTCCATCGCTAAACTGATGTGTAAATCCTTCATTATTGTCGGCAATTAATTTAATATTTAAATTATGTGCTTGATTTACTATTCTATCAATTAAAACTTTAATTTGTTTTGGTGTTTTAGTCCCATTACTATCAAAATAAAAAATAAATTTTTTATCTAAATCTAAAAATAGTGAAATCCAATGTTGTCCTGGTTTATTGTGCGGGTCAGTATTAAATATTACGCCTATTTTACTAATTTTATTTCTTATGTGTTCCTCTAAATTAAAATTGCATAATTGCTCCCATACACAAGTTGAAAATAATTCTTTAGAGTCAAAATCTATAGGTGATGGACCAATAAATTTGAAATTCTTATTTGATTTTTCATATTGCTTCATTATTTTTATTATATCAACACTAGATAACCATGTATTTGGCTTATTTGACCATGCTTCTGGAGAGAAAGGTTTAAATATTTCTTTTATTAATAATTCACTGTTATTAACTTTACTTAATGGGGTATTTTTTAACCAGCATAATTCATCGTAACATTGCTTATCTAATTTGTTCTTAAAATATTCCCATATTTCTTTACTATTATTAGTTACTATTTTATCACTACTATTTGCATTCCATACATTTTTGAATAATTGCAAGTTGCTTCGTGAATAGCAAGTATAATCTTTTAATTCTTGATCTATATTTTTGTTTTGATATGGTGAACATTTAAGTTTATTAAATTTATGAGTTTTTCTTTGTTTTCGTCTATGTAAACGCATTTTTAAAGGTGATTTTTTTAATGTTTTTGTAAATTTTTTATATATATTGTTTTTAACATTAATCATTATAATTATATATTTGCTAATTAATATATAATTATAAAAAAATTATTCCCTTTTTTGTGGAAGTATTTTTTTATTATATTTATTTGATTTTCTTACAACAAACAAATCTAAATTCGATATTTTTTTTGAAGTATCATTTGGACACATACAATTAATTGTTTCAGTAGTTATATTAAAATCACTAATTGTTACATTATTTACACTACTATTAGAATACTCTTTAAGTTCATCTTTTATTATGTTTTTCATTTTTTTTTCTTTTAAATGTAGTATTAAGTTCAATACATATAATAGATAATACATTTTATACTTTTCACCTATATTTGTATTATTAGTATTATCACTAGCCAATAGTTTTTCTAAAGTAGAATTATTGTATTTTATTATTTGCTCTTTATATATATTAATATTGTCTTCTAAATTATCAAATATATCTTTTAATAAACTATTATTACTTAATAAATGTTCTAGTTTATTTGTTTTAGCGTATTGAACTTGATTTGTTAAATATAATAGGTCTATGTTATTTATAAATGACTCAATGGGTTTAACTTCTTTAACTTCTTTAACTTCTTTTACTTCTTTTACTTCTTTTACTTCTTTTACTTCTTTAACTTCTTTTACTTCTTTAACTTCTTTAACTTCCTTAACTTCTTTTTGCTCTAAATCAATATTTACTATATTCATTTGTTTTGACTTCTTAATTTTATTATTTTTATTATTTTGTTTCATAATTTAATATTATAATAAACTTTATTTTAAATCTTTTAATTGAACTCGTGTTGAGTTATAAAATATTTCATTTCCAATTGAACTAGATATATTTGGATTAAAATCATTAAAACTTTCTTCCTTAAATAATAAATGCGCGTCTAAATTATTGTTATGTGTTAAAAAATTAATGTTATTTTCATATAAATCGCTTGAACTATTTGGAAGATATGCGACTTGATCTGCTTTTTGTAAAGCAAAAAATTGGTTTCTTAAAGTAGATTCTTTATCAACATTTGTTGAAAAACCGCCAAAATGTGGTTTTCTAGTTCCTGGAAAAAATGTATTATTTACATCATATACTGCATTATTATTCATAGGCACAGTGGATTCAATTGGATGATTATAAGTAGGCATTAATGTATATTTTGTATTTACTGGTCTAAATGAAAAATTCATTGCTAAATTATTTGATGGAAAATTTCTATTTGCTATTGATTTATTCATATTATTATGTCCTTCCAAATTATGTAAAGTTACATTATATAAATTAGTAGCTGCCATAATATATATTATAAATACTATATAAATTTATTATAAAATTATTTTTAAACAATTATGCTTAATAAATTTATAAAGCATAATAAAAAATTTATTAATTACATTTGAATATTCAAGATTTTATTTATAATTTGTATAAATATTTAACGCTTATGCTCTTTAATAATATTATAATTATTTTTCTTCTGTTTTGCTAACATTAAAGCTCTCTTATTAGTTAAGTGATTGTGTGTATATTCATATTGTCGAGTTTTAAGTTGTAAAAATTTATTTTTCTCTTGTGTTGTTAAATAATTTAAGACAAACATATTTGACATATTATTACTCGATACAAGACTCAACATCATTAGTGCTTGCGTTGTCATTTTATAAAACTTATTTTTAAAGTTTAATAAAAGATTTCAATTTTTTTTATTAAAAAAGTATTAATAGTTTATATATAAAGTATATTTATACTAATAATATATTTATACTAATAATATATTTATGAAAAAACTAGCATTTTGTTTTTTAATTTATGATATTATAAATAACGATGAACTATGGAATATATTTTTTAAAAATGTTGATATAAATAAATATACTATTTATATACATTATAAATTTGATAAACCCTTGAAATATTTTGAAAAATACAAATTAAAAAATTGTATTGAAACTAAATATGAAGATCAAACAATACCCTTAGCATATAACATTTTATTTAGAGAGGCATACAAAGATGAAAATAATTATAAATTTATTATATTATCTGGTGCATGTATCCCATTTAAATCATTTGATTTTATATATTATAAATTAACACAATATCATAATGGTTATTTAAATGTATGTCCTCAATCACAATGTTTTCCAAATTGTGATAGTTTAACAGAAGTAATCGATAAAACTTTGATATCTAAATCACATAATTGGTTTATTTTAAACAGAAAATTAGTTGAAAGTTTATGTTTTGATAAAGATGATATTTTAAATACATACTATAAAACTATTTATGCACCTGCAGAATATTTTTATTACACATATATAAAAATCTTAAAACTGGAAGAAGAAATAATTACTACTCCAAATATAGCAAGTGATGCTACAACATTTACAAATTGGGCAGGTATGGATTATAAATATGTAACACCAAGAAGCTTAAAAAATTATAATTCAATTACAGAAGATGAAATTCAATATTTAATGTATAGCAAATGCTTATTTGGAAGAAAATTTACTAGTCATTGTCTTCCTATCTTTATTAATAATAAAGATTATATTGAATATATAACTTCATATTGTGATTAAGTCTTAATATCCTTGAACACTAAACCGAGTTATTGGAACATGACTTACACCATGTCGTCTCTCCAGATTTGTATTTATATAAGATTGATATTTCCAAGCATCTTGTACTGCTAATTCTTGTAATTGTGAAATGGGTATTTGTAATTTATTTAAAGTATTTCGACTAAAGTTATGAATATTATTATTTAAATGAGAATACAACTTTTCACGAACATCTATGTTATCTTTAATAATATAAACTAATTTTTCTTGCATAGTTGGATAGTCAGATAAATTAACTAATAATTGTTTAATATCATGACCTGAATAATAAGTAAAATTATTAGCAACAGCATTATCAAAAGCATGAGGAAGAATTTGTTCATAGCATCTTTTTAAACATTCCCAATTATTACCTTTATAATTAGATAAAGACTCAAAAAAGTCTGTTAAATAGTCGTCATTACTTATAATATTTTGAACTAAATTATCATAACTATTCCAACTTTGTGTATAACACAATTTAATTAATTGTTTTTGTATATTATAATTAATGCCTCGTCCTTGACGACGAGATTTATTAATATATTTCATATTATTATTTTTTTTACCCGTTTTTTTTCGTCTAAGTGTTTTTTTTACCATATTATATATAATAATATATAATAATATATTATAATATATAATATTATATCATTATTGAGTGCCAAGACTTGTTGCGTCATTATCAAACCATATCATTTTAATAGTTGTAATATTGGTTTTTATAATATTATATGATGTACTCATAGCATATAAACTCATTAATTTATAGTATTCTTGATTTTGAATCCAACTAATAACTTCATAATAATTACTATAATTATATGATATATTTATAATGCTAGGTATAAAATTATGAATTTCTTTAAGTCCAATAGTTTCAAATTCTTTCCAAAACACACTTTTCCCAAATAATTCATAATTATATTTATCTAAAATATATTCATCCATAGTTTCATAACAATCGCTAGGAAAATTATATAAATCTAAATATTTTGTAATATTTTCAGTATTCATTACAATATTTTTAATTGTTTTTTTCATAGTATTAATTAATTCTTGATCTACCATCATATTTATAGTCCTGTTTTAATATATAAATTACTTATTAAATATTTAATTTTAATAAGTAATTTTAATAATTAATTATGATTAGTCAATTTTTTTTCATAATCTTTTCATATTATGTCTTTCTAATTTATTATTAATTTCTATTATACATTCACTAGTGGATGTAACAAATAAATCAGGAATAAATGAATGAATTAATGCTTTAATACAAGAAATTAATAATATGAGAGAGTAATTTAAAGAAATAAACATATGTTCAAAATAATCCATCTTCATTTCTCTCAAATGTTGAAATTTAAAAAACATAATATATAAAATAATTATATATTATTTTATATATTTTTATTATTTTGTATTTTTATTATTTTGTATTTTTATTATTTTGTATTTTTATTATTTTGTTTTTATTATTTTATTTATGTTGTAATTATTTTTTCAATATACTATGATATAATATATAACTTGAAAATAATAATAGTATTATTGTTATTACGATGTTTCTTGACACAGCATAAGGCCAATATGGTAAAAAATATGCTATTGCTAATGCCAATAAACCAAAAATATATATAATGTTAGTATATTCAAAGTATTTTTTAATATCTAATAATGGATAAAAACCAACAATATGCATAATTACCCCCCATATAAAAATACCTTGCAACTTTTCTCTTTTACTCTTATAATAAGAATCAATAATTCCAACTATTCCAATTAATAAGAAAATTAAACTTACATATTTAATATAATTATTAAAATAAAATATTAATAAAAAAACAATAGGAACTAAAACAATGCTTAATTCCCAATTAAATACTTTATAATGATAATAATATAAATTATTATTTTTGAATGTTATTTTCATTTATAATAACTTTATAAAATATTAAATTGAAAAATAATATTTTATAAAATATAAAATATAAAATTATAATTATTTTATATATAGTTTATGAATATAGATTTATTACAACAAGCACTTGAAAACGATGATAATTTAAATATTATAAATACAAATATTCAAGAAATAAAACAAAAGAAAAATGAAATCTTACAAGAACTCGGTTTAAAACGAGAAGATTTAAAAAGTTATCATAAAAAATTAAATGGTTACATGTATATAGATAATATTAAAGATTTAAAATATGGGCGAAATTTAAGATGGATAAATTTAAATAAAATAGATTCTATTAAAATAACAAATGGAGCATTATTATGTGATATTAAAATTTACGACAAAGGATTAGCCCTAGTATTAAAAGGATATAATCATAATTATATTACATTATATTTAAATGAAAATATAATATTTCAAAAATTAAATAGCGAAGAAGAAATAATCCTTAAAGCAGTAGATTATTTACATAAACAAAGTTAATAGATGTGTAAAAAAATTGATTAGTTAGCACTTATTATTTATCTATGTATTCAATAATATTACTATTAATGTTATATAATTGCAAAATGTCTGCTTATTTAGACATTTTTGAATTGCCTAATGATGTTAATAGACTTATTTTTGATTACCTTATGAAAGACTATCAATTTCTTAGTGCACTTAAAACAACATGTATGTCAATGTATAAAGCAATTAGTGTTTTTGCTATTTCTAAATTAATGTTGTCTGAGAAACGGGGTTTGTTTAGTTTTCGTGAGTTGTGCATAAACCCGGAGTGTTATGAAGACACTTATGATGTTTTTACATTTATTCATAATTATTATTATACACGTTACTTACATTACAGACAATATGCGTTGAACACTACAACTATCATAGTTAACGCAAAATATTATAATATACATTCTCATTATTGTTGTGAGTGTTTTAAAAAATTTGTTTTGGTTGGTTGTAACTCGAACGCAATAGAAAACTATCACAACTGTGAACAAGTAAATGTAGTATTTTAAAGTAGAGCAATATAATACACATAAAAAAAATTGATTCTTTTTTTTATCCAATTATTTATAATCTTATACAAACTATTTATACGAAACGCCTATTATATAATGACTATCACTTTTTGCGACTTAAATGATGATGTTATTGGAATTATTATAAGTCATGTAAAACATTATTATTATCTTGCTCTCCTTAAGAGAACATGTTTAAGTAACTATAACAGCGTTTCAAAGTTGTCAATTGCCAAACTTTTGCTATCATGTAGACTTAGTAATTTTTCACCAAGAACATTTTGCATTAATATTAATTGTTGTGAAGATACCAAGGAAGTATTTAAAACACATTATCGCCATGGTTATGATAGTTATGTTCATATTAAGCAATTTGCTTTAAATAAAACAATAGTTTTAATTAATGAAAAAAAGTATTGTCTTAATACACATTATTGTGGTGAATGCTTAAAAAAATTTGTTTTAGTAAGAGATTTGAGAAATGTTAAGCACAATTATCACTATATAGATGAAGTAAATATAACTTACGCAAGATGTAAGTATATATTTATCTAAGAGATGTTTATAAAAAATTGATTACTTATTTTTTATATTTGTTTATAGTCTGGACAAAAAAGCAAAGAGCAAATAACAAGAGCAATATGTCAAGCGACCACGTTTCATTTTCGGTTGCTAGAGAGAGGTTGCTGGAGTTTTTTGAGAAGTTCGTTCCGACAAAACGTGAATACTGTATTAATCCTGATTGTGTGAAGGACACGGAAGCAGCAGTGCTATATATATGGGAGGCTAATTCGCTAGCATATGAGCATACTGAGCGGCAACCAGCGTTGAACATTACAACTGCGTGGGTTACAGGAAAGAAACAATGGATTAGGTCTCATTATTGTTGCGAGTGCTTCAAGAAATATGTTTTAGTGGGAAACAACAAGAATGCTTCGCATCGCTATTGGACTTCTTATGACAGACGTCAACAAAATGTGCATGTGATTTTTAATAGTACACCATACCCATCTTCAACATCTTATTATGGAACAGGTACTGTGCAACCACTAACTGAGTTTCAAATTAAAATGCTTGGCAAATGAGACTAATTTATTGTGTGTTTCTTGATATACATTATAAAAATTGAATACTTTTTTTTTGTATTTATTTATAGTCTGGACAAAAAAGCAACAAGCAATAAGCAATAAGCAAAGAGCAAAGAGCGAAAAGAAACAAACCAATGATGATGTGCCAAGCGTGCGAGTTCAACATTTGTGCTCTAAACATTTGCGACTTGCCAAGCGAACTCATTGCACTCATTGTTGACCGCCTTGGAAACAAAGACTACCTTGTGAGTTTCAAAGAGACGTGTGTGTTATTTAGCAAATCGGTGAGTCAATTTTACATTGCCGGGCAGATGGTGGCTACACTGTACGGAGTGTTTAATGAACGTTATGTTGACACGCGCTTTGAATTTCAGTATGTGATGGGTGACTGTGCAAATGCATACTGTTACTACGATACTGAAGCAGTGTGCGAGTATGTATGGAATTACGGATACAGGCGGTATAATCATCGTATTCAAAAGCCCATGCAATCTACGACCATGTTTGTCAATGGAAAAGAGTATCCGGTCAAGCATCATTATTGTGCTGAGTGCTTTGTGAAGTATGTTTTAGTTGGGTCAAATCCAAATGCATCACGACACTACGGTGATCATTGTAGTGACGGCGACAAGCAAGTTAATGTGACCTTTAACGCGGAACCGACACCTTCAACATGGATACATTACCAAACAGGAACTAAGGAACCATTGACCAAGTGGCAAGTAAATGCTCTCAATGGTAAGTTTGATTAGTCTTTGTTTAACTTGTGTTTATATGTGTTGTGTTGTATTTTTTTTTGCTCTTAAAATTATAGTTGAAAAAAAATTGATTACTTTTTTTGGTACTTATTTATAGTATCAAAAAAAGCAAAACAAACAAATCTTTAAAAATGATGAATGTAAGCAACATCTGTGACTTACCAAGCAATATCTGCGACTTACCAAGCGACATTATTTTATTCATTATTAAACAACTCGGCAATTACGATTATTTAATTGGTCTAAACATTACTTGTAAATCGTTGTCTAAGTTGATTTCAAAATTTGCCTTAACAAAGGAGATGTTTGCTGTGTTGTTTAGCAGATTTAATCCATATGAATTACAGAAATATAATCCAAATCGTAAGTATATGGCAAGATGTGTAAATGAGCGTTGTAAAGAGGAAACCCATAATGCATGTGAATACATATGGGAGGCTCATGATGGACTTGGTTATGTACACAGGAAACAAGATGCACAAAACACAAATTTAATGGTAATTAATAAGAAAAAATTCTGGTTTCGCTCTCCTTATTGTTGTGAATGCTTTAAAAGACATGTTTTAGTAGGAAACAACAAAAATGTTGCACAACATTACGGAAATTATTGTTATGGAATGCAGCAAGTAGTTGTAACCTTTAACACAACACAACCCTCAACTTGGTATGATTGTGCAAGAAATTGGTATGGTCCATTAGTAGAGAGACAGGTGCGTCTTTTAAATGGTTATTATGAACCGTCTTATAGAGAGTGCCCTGAATGAGGGCATTAAATGTTTATTTATTTTGTCTAGTGTTTAATGTAATGCTTAATGTAGTGCTTTAATGTTATTTTTGTGCTTTAATGTTTGTTTTTTATTTAACAGTAATTTGCCATTTATTGTTTTAGTCAATTTATTTTTATTTGTTTTGCTTGTTTTTAACATCATTCTTTTTTTACACGAAAATCCGTTTATTTTTAAATGTTTGCGTTGTAGCACACTATGATTACATATTCCAATAGCACGACTTTCTTTTTTACTTGGATTAGGAACTTTTTTAATACAACTACATAATTTCTTTGCTATTATTTTTTCAGCCATTTTTCTTATATAACTTAAAGAAGTGTTTGAATTTATTTTAATATTATAATAATTTAAAATATTAATATAATCCTCTTTTGTTAAATTCATTATTATATATTATATTTTACATATATTTTTATAAAATTATATATATAATTACATGAATGCCAAAAAAATACTTAGTTATACATTAATAATTTCTATAGTTGTTCAAATATTTACATTTTTAATAAGTATTCATGGTATTTTTACAGAAATACCTGCCGCATATTATTTAATAAAAGACTTGTTTTTATTAGAACTATTTGTTCAATTAATTGAAGGAGTCTTTTACATATGGTTGGCATTTAATTTTTTAAAACTTACAAATATTACACCAAAAAGATATTTTGATTGGATGATTACAACTCCTACTATGCTTATTACACTAATTGCTTATTTAATATTTATTAATGCTAAAGAAACAAATCAAACGCAAGGTCTAACTTTATATTCTATTTTAACTACCAATTCTAATACTATTATACCAATATTGCTTTTAAATTGGGCAATGTTACTATTCGGTTATTTGGGAGAAATTAAAGTTATTCCTGTGCTATATTCTATATTTCTTGGGTTTATACCTTTTGCCATATATTATTATATGATTTATAGCAATTTTGTTCAAAAAAATAATAATGGTTATATATTTTTCTTCTATTTTTTAATTTTTTGGTCATTGTATGGATTTGTTGCTGCTTTACCTTACTATGTTAAAAATATTTTATACAATATACTAGACCTTTTTGCCAAGAATTTCTTTGGTCTATTTTTAGCATATATAATTTATACTGGAAAGTATTAAACTTATACTTGTGTAAGCATAATTTATAATATAAACTCAAATATAAATGCTAATATATTTTATATGGCAAAATTTTATTATTATGTTATATTAGAATTACACAAGTGCTATGTTAATAGAAAGTGATATTCCAAATAGTATTAATTATGTAATGGTGTTCGATTTAGATGAAACTCTTGGTCATTTTTCACAATTATATGTATTTTGGTCATTATTTACAAAGTATATTAATAATAGTGAGGAAGTCTTATTTTTTAAACTGCTTGATACATTTCCTAAATTTTTACGCCCTAATATATTAAATATTTTAAAAAATATAAAGCAAAAAAAGGAGAAAAAGTTATGTAATTATGTGATGATATATACTAATAATAATGGTCCAAAATATTGGGCTATTATGATTCAAAATTATTTTCACTATAAATTAAAATATCAATTATTTGATAAAATAATAGGAGCATTTAAAGTAAATGGACAAATTATTGAGGTTTGTAGAACTTCACATGGAAAGTCTATGAAAGATTTTATTAATTGCACAAAATTACCATCAAATAGTCAAATTTGTTTTTTAGATGATCAGAACCATAATGAAATGTATAATGAAAATGTCTTGTATATAAAGTTGCAACCATATAGTCATAGTATTAATTTTGTAACTATGGCATCTAAAACTTATGATAAAATGGATAGTTACTTTCCTAAAAATAAATCAAAAGATGATTTTATTAATTATATTGCTAGTAATAGTCAAAATTATAAACTAGAACATTTAAATAAAACAAAAGTAGAATATAATATTGAAATGGTATTTGGTAATATATTATTAAAAAAAATAGATGCATTTTTTAACTCTAAACCGCGAAAATTTACAAAGAAAAATAGAAATTATAATAAAACATAAATACCTATTAACCAAACAGTTTTGGTATGTAATTATTTATACTATTTCCTATAATCAATTTAGCATTATTTTGTAAATAACTTTCTATAGAACCTATTATTGTACTTGATAATAGTAAAAATACACCTGATGAAAACACTAATTGTCTATCAAATTCTCCAAATTTGCGTTCGCTATATGTAATAGGATTATAATATATAACTAACAAAGAACCTATATATATACGCAAAAATGACTTCAATTGTTCTAAATATTGTGGAGCAAAACCACCAACACCTAATAAAACTATAATATACAATAAGAAACTTGCTCTTAGTGAATATAAGAAGAATAATTGATTAACTTTCTTGATTTTAAACATATTAATATTAATAAATATTAAAATGTTTAATAATGCTTTTAATGCCATAAATTATATAAATTTATTATAAACTTGGTGGTCCTATCGCAAAGTTGTCTCAGACCCCCCATAATATTAATAAATCAAGCTATGTTGTTTTTTTTGTAAAATATAATTTGATAATTTTTTTGAGTTTTGGACATTTATAAATGTCCATTTTTGATTTTTAAGAACCTTTATATATTTTTATAAAATTTGCACTTTCAAAAATACACTTTAGACCTTTAAGGTAATAAAATCTTTAAAAAGATGCTTTAAATTACCTTACCATAAATAATTTTTCTGAATTTTCAAATTTTAGCGCGTTTTTTGTAAGTATAACATACTTATAAAATACTTATAAATTTTGCAAAATTTCGCGCCACTTTACAATAGTTATTTATTTATTATGCTATATGTATTGAAATAACAATGTTGCTGTATTTTTTAGTTACTTGATTTAAAAAATACTTACAATTGGCGCGAAATTTAAAAAAAATGATTTAAGAATTTTTTATAAGTATTATATACTTATAAATGACTTATAAAAAAAGCGCAAAAAACTCCAATTTTTACGAATGTAATTTATGTGATTATAATACGTGCAAAAAAGGAGATTATTCTAGACATTTACACACGCAAAAACACAAAAGTAACGAAATACTTATAACTGGCGCGCACACAACAAATAAAATCTTTACTTGCGAATGTGGAAAAAAATATAAACATAATCAGAGTTTATATAATCATAAAAAGAAATGTGATTTTCAAGTTATTATAAGCAATAAAATTGAGGAACCTAATTGTCAAGTTATTTTGCAAAATAATGTTGACCAAAATATGATAATGAAGTTAATATCTGAAAATAACGATATAAAAAATTTATTAATAATACAACAGCAACAATTATTAGAACAACAAAAACAATTAGGCGAACAACATAGACAATTGGTGGAAATAGTACCTAAAATTGGCAATATAACAAACAATACAGCACATATAAAACAAAATTTCAATATTAATGTTTTTTTAAATGAACAATGTAAAAATGCAATAAATATGAATGATTTTATAAAGCAAATTAAATTAACTTTGGAAGATTTAGATTTAACAAAAAACAAAGGATTAGAAATTGGATTAAGTAATGCTATTATACAAACAATTAATAAAATGTCGCTATTTGAAAGACCTTTACATTGTACGGATCCAAAACGAGAAACATTATATATAAAAGATAATGATTTATGGGAAAAAGATAGTGATAAAACAAAAATTAAAGGGGCTTTACATAACTTAAATAAAGCACATTTCAAGCTAATTCAAGATTGGATTGTTGAAAACCCCGATTTTAAAGAAAACGACGCAAAACAAGACTATTTTGCTTATTTATTGAAAACTTGCTCTGTTAGTTTGAAGACAATTGATGATAAAATTATAAAAAAAATATGTGCTTGTAATAATTTGAAAACTAATTTAAAACAATTAGAAAATATTAATTGGGATTAATTCAAACTATTAATTTAAAATAATCAAAATAATTATATATAATTATATTAATTTATAATGAGCAATCCATTAAAATCCTTATTAGACAGTATATGTGCTTTAAGTAAAATTGCAAGTATTCTTTTTCCATATTTACCTTTTATATATAGTTTTACGACAGTAATATTTATATGTTTAGGAATAGCAGGTGTAATAGCATTTGCTGCGGGAAGTAAATTTAAAAATGCTGCTCGTAATATTTATGGTTTTGTTCACTTCATAACAAGGTTTATTAGTATGCTCATACTATTTCATATTTCATATTGTTCATTGATTATCCCTACTAACCCTAGTAACCCTAGTAGAGAAGTTTCACCTAACGATGAAGATACACAATATAAACCTAATTATATGAAAATTAAAAATAACTCACAAGAAGGAGGAGGCATTAAAAATAGTATATTAAAACTAATTTCAAAAATGTTTGACTTAATAAATACTATTATTGAAAATAATAGTATGCCATTTATTATTATTCAAGTATTATGTTCAAGTTTAATTGTAATAGTTCTTACTTTTATATCTGCTATATTTAGTGGAATAGCTAAAGCAGGTTATCAGATGCATTGTGTTCAGAGCAAAGAAGTTTTAAGTGTTCCAGGGTTGGGAAATTTGGTAGATTTTTTTATGCATTTACTTTTAGTTGGATCAAGTTTTCTATTTATATTATCTTTTTTTTGGAAATGGTTAAAAGATGCTGTGGTGGCAGGTTATAATTTTGTATTTTCTGGCAACAAAAAACCGCTTACTGTAGATGAAATTATAAATACTCCGGTGGTGAATATGAATTCTGATGCTAGTGAAATAATTTCTCAAGTTACTATGTTTATGAAGGAATTACCAATAATGAAAGCAGTATTTATTATATCATTATCATATTATATATCACAATTGTTTTTAAGAGGGTTTGAAGACATAATTTCAAATAATATTGTTTTACTTACTAGTTGGACAACAAGAGAAACTGAATGCAGCGATGAACCAAATAAAAAATCAAAAACAGATATTGAAAGAGGATTTGTATTATTTGGTAATATATTATTATTTATAGTACTTGTTTTAATTACTTTAGTATTGGTGTTTGTTAATATTGCGTATTTTACTCTTATTAGTAAAGCTCTTTCTATGGGTCTTAATATGTATATTCCGGGTGCAGTAGCAGTATCTGTTAAATTGTCATATGACACAATAAAAAAAACACTTGCTAGAGTTAGTAATAAAATTCCAGGAGGAGTTGATATTAACACAATAGAACGTGAAGTATCAAGTGAAATAGAAAAATATGTAGATACCAACGGAAATATAAAACCAGACGCAATAGAGAGTATGCTTAAGGAAATTGCGAATAACTCTAATGGACCCGGAGATCCATATTCAGATGGTATTATTAAAAAGAAAAAAAAACCCCCTGATCAAAATATAGGTGAAGATGAAAGAACACGCAATGAAAGAAGCTCTTTGGATGAATCACATGAAGAGGCATTTAATAGAAACAAAACTAACTTATCTTCTAAATCTCAACCTGCTAATACAAAAGAACTTTCACCATCTACCGAAACACAAACTGCTCCTGTTTCAGCTCCTGATACAGTTTCAGCTCCTGCATCAGCTCCTGATACAGTTTCAGCTCCTGCATCAGCTCCTGAACCTCCAGTTCCACCATAAATATAATTAATCAAATAAAATACTAAATCAACTATAATATTTTTAAAATTATAAAAAATATTATATTTAAAAAGAAGAACCAAAAGCACCTCCAAGTGCTCCGTTTGCTGCCATAGGTTCCATTGAATCCATAAAAGCATTTTGCATTGCTTGACTTTGCATATTATTTCCACCACCACCACCGCTATTCATCATATTAGGAAGAGAATCAATTAAAGAAATATTATTTTGTTGAGGTAATTGATTGACGCGTGGTGCTAATATTGTATTATCAAGTGTATCTGCTCTACTAACCTGATGAATTCCAGGTTGACTTACTCTAATATTTCCTTGATTATTTCCTCCTTTTGATTGAGTTTTTCCATTCCACATTTCAAGTATTCTATCATATAAAATATTTATTTTTGAACCTAATTTGGTTTGCATTGTCATTATTAAAACTAAAGTGGGAATAATAAAACTTATTTCGTTAAATTTAGTATATGGAACCTTGCTATATGTTGGAAAATATCTAATAATTTTATCAATTAAATACATAGCAATAAATAATACTCCCAATTGAATTATAATTTCTATTATTAATTCAATGCTTTCTTTTTTGTCATCATCTTCGGGTATATATTCTTTAATAAGTTTTAATAATACTATAACAGGTATTAAAGCAATTATAATATATTGAAACATATTTAATAATATTGCTTTATTGTCGCTATCAAAATTAAAAACATAATTGAAAAATCCAGAAGGACTTAATTTACTACTTCCTCCAAGAGTAGTATTATCAAAAGATTCTTCTAGGGTCATAAATACTATTATATATATAAATTAAAAAAATTATTATTATAAATTATTTTACCTAAATAAAAGAATTAATAATTATTATCAAATAATATTTTTATCAAATAATAATTATTATCAAATAATATTTTTATTAAATAATATTTTTATCAAATAATATTTTTATCAAATAATATTTTTATCAAATAATATTTTTATCAAATAATATTTTTATAAATATTAAAAACTTATTGCTAATATTATTAAAATGTTAAAAAGGTCTTGCGAATCAATTAAATATAGAAACAATAAGTATCATGAAGAAAATCAATATTTAAATTTATTAGAAGATATATTAACTACCAATTCGGAATTTGTTGGAAGAAATGGAAATACATTGTCTATTTATGGTTCAGCAATGCATTTTTCACTTGAAAATAATAAAATCCCTCTAATTACTACAAAAAAAGTTGCTTGGAAAACTTGTTTGCGGGAATTATTATGGTTTATTAAAGGAGATACAAACAATAAACATTTAAAAGAAAAAAATGTTCATATATGGGATGAAAATGGTTCACGTAATTTCTTAGATGAGCGTGGATTATATAATAATAGTGAAGATGATTTAGGTCCAATATACGGTTTTCAATGGAGGCATTATAATGCTAAATATATTAATTGTAATAGCAATTATAGTAATAAAGGTATTGACCAATTGAAACAGGTAATAGAATGTTTAAAAGATCCTAAACAAAGAAATTCTAGGCGAATGATTATAACAGCATGGAATCCTTGTCAGTTAGATATTATGGCATTACCTCCTTGTCATATTATGATGCAGTTTAATGTAACAAATAATACAAAATTAAGTTGCTCAATGTATCAACGTTCAAACGATGAAGCGTGCGGAACATGTTTTAATATAGCGTCATATTGTTTTTTAACACATTTATTAGCAAAACATTGCGACTTAGAACCATATGAGTTTATTTATCATAAAGGAAATTGCCATATATATAAAGAACACGTTGAAAACATAAAAATACAATTACAACGAGAACCATATGAGTTTCCTACTTTGGAAATTAAAAATATGAGAGAAAACATAGAAGATTATTGTGAAGAAGATTTTATTATTCATAATTATAAACATCATGAAGCTATAAAATATATAATGGTTCCATAGTAAAATTTATTACAAAATTTTATAGAATTTTATAGAATTTTATAGAATTTTATAGAATTAATATTAATTAGACATTATTAATATTAATAATAATATTATGGTTTAAAAAAAAGATATTATTATAATGTAAATATGTCTACTGCTGCTTTAGCTTCGGCACGAAGAAGACGAACAACAAATGAACCACCATCATCATCTCAAAATGTTTCAAATAGAATAATGCAACAAGAATCAGCAAATTCTTCTAAACAAGCATTACCTCCTCCTCAATCTTTAACACCTTTACAAATATTACAACTTCACGATAATAAATTAAAAGATTTAGAGGCACTATTAGTTGAATTAAATAGCGAAGACTATATAACAAATATTGTAGAGGGAAAAATAAATGATTTAATGCGGGCAAAACTATCAACTTTTTCTAGTGAATTAGAAAAAGTTAAAGCATCTACGCCTACTAGTAATATTAATTCTTTTGAAACAAAATTACAAATTATTGAAACTACTATTCAAAATAATTTAACTATTCAAAATGTTAGACTTGATGAATTTAAAAATGGAATTCAAGAGAATTTCAATACTTTTAAAGAAAATACTATTAAAATGATAGATTTATTAAATGTTAAAGAATCTCTACCAAGTATTAGCGGATCAATTTCTGATGTAGCAAAAGTAGATATGTTAACCAAAGAAGTAAATGAATTAAAATTATTAGTGATTAAAAATCAAACACTAGCATTAGAAACGTGTACTTCAATAATTAATATGAAAGACGAGTTTAAATCAAATAATGAAAAAATAGAAGAAATTATTGAGACTATTAGTAATCTTAATAATAGACAATGCAACGAACCACGGTGTGATCCAGCGCAAATGTTTCTACAATCTTTTATGAAAAATAATTTATTTGGTGGAGTAGGTAAAATTAATACCGAGACAGAGTATGATGATATAGATGAATATAACGAGGATACTATGAATATTGATAATAATAAAAAATTACATATTGATTTAACCACTGAGCAATTAGATTTAGATGATGAGGAAATAATTTCTGGCGATGATAAACTTATTTTAAACACAAATGAGTTAATTATAGATGAAAATCAATTACAAGAAATTTTGGATTTAAATAATATGGAAGAAATTAATTTAAATAATGCTTCATTAAAACAAGAAGTAATTAATGAAATAAAAAATATTTCTCTAACAACTACTGAAAATAATTTAGAAGATAAAATTGAAACAGATATGTAATTAAATATAAGAGTAATATTTATTTTATTAATTATGTTTAAATAAAATAAATATTATGTATTAAACTATTAAACTATTAATGAAGTTAGTAATAAATTTTTTCATTTTTTGTATTGTATTATTTATATATCTTCACGTATATAATCATATTAAAACAAGTAACTATTTGGAAGTATATGAAATAGAAAATCTCTCTAAAGATAAATTTGAAGACATTATAAATTTTAAACAACCATTGTTATTAAATAATTATACATTAGTAAATAATACAACAATTAATTATTTAATTGCTAATTATCCAACATTTGACTTAAATTTATATAATAAACAAGAGGATTTATTTTTAAAAATAAAAATGGAAGAATTTAACGCTATAGTAAATAGTGATAATTCGAATAATTATATAAGCTGTAACAATAAAGAATTTTTGGAAGAAACAACAATAGAAAAATTATTATCTTCAAATGATACTTTTTTTAGACCATACAATGTATGTGATAAAAATTATGATATTATAATGGGGAAAAAAAATAGTGCTACTTCATTAAAATATAGTATTAATTCACGAAATATATTATATTTATCAAGTGGACAAATAGAAGTTACATTGTGTCCCCCAAAATATTATAAAAACTTACATGTTCAAAAAAATTATGAAACATTGAATTTTTATTCATTAATTGATATTAATAATATACAGCCAATTTATAAGAATGATTATCATAAGGTTAAGTTTTTAAGAGTATTATTAAATATGAATCAAGTTTTAATAATACCGCCTTATTGGTTTTATAGTATAAAATTTCTTGAAGAAAATACAATCGTATTTTTAAATAGTTATAGAACTTTTACAAGTATCATAGCAATAATACCTGATTTGTTTATACAAATATTACAGCAAAATAATTTGAAATTAAATATGATAAAAAAAATAGATGAGAAAAGTGAAACTGTTGAACTAGAAAGTCTAAATCAAAATATAATAACATAAAAATATAAAAATAGAATGATAATATACACTATACTAGTATTTTTACCAGCGCTTCATTAATGTTAATAAATAAATATGAAATAATATCTAATATATCTAATGGCGAATTTGGAGAAGTATTAAAAGTAGCATATAATGACAAAATATATGCTATAAAATATGGAGCAAAAGAGTTAATTAAATATGAATTACAAATATATAAGCAACTAAAATCTTGCAGTAACATATCAAGTATTTATGACGTGTTTGAGTATAATAATAATATGTATATGGTATTGGATTTATATACTATGACACTTGTAGATTATAAATTACGAAATTATACACATGAGAACTATTTTGAGAGATGTATAACAATTATTAAATCTTTAATAATTATTATTAAAACTATCCATGAAAACAATATACTTCATAGAGATTTGAAACCAACCAATATATGTTTAGATTCTAATTATAAATTATATATAATAGATTTTGGTATTGCTAAAATATATAGACATGCTAATGTTCATAATAGTGAAACAAAAATAAGAGGATTAATTGGTTCAATTAATTTTTCAAGTTTAAATGTTATAAATCTAATCGAACCTTCAAGACGAGATGATGTTGAATCACTATTTTATAATTTAATATATTTATTATTAAATAACGAAAACTATAAAGTATATGATAGTTTCAATAACTATGAAAAAAAAGACATATTAACTATTACATATTTAATGGAACATACATTAAATATACAAAGTATAGATTATAATTTTTTAAATAAGTTGTTTAATTATATTAGAAGATTAAAATATAATCAAGAACCCAAATATGATTATATTGTAGAACTACTTTCTAAAATAGTAAAATAATATCATACTTTAAGAAATTTTCTCATTTATAATACTAATTTATATATTATGTTTACGAAATGTGAATGAAATTCTGGGTTCTTTAATTTTTTTTTGAATTGGTATTTCATGTGTATATAACTTTTGAAAATTACCTCCCATATGTAATATGCTACAATGAGTGGTTAGTTCGTCGCATATGTGTTGCTTTGTTTTTTTTTCACGAATGCGGAATATTCTTTCTGCGCCATATGAAATTGAAATTACACCCACACAATCTAATCCTATTTCATCGTCAGAATGCGCTCCAATATAATCATTACCATCCATATATTTATTTACTAAAATTCCGTTAAATTGTGCGCCAATTATATTATTTACTATTTCTAGTAATTCACTCATATAGTTTGTGAGAGGTTTAGATTCCATCATTTTTTTAGAATATTTGTATCCAATAGACTTATCTGAAAAGAATCCAATATTTCTTTGTTGTTTGCATTTCTTTCCAAAAATTATTATTTCAGGTTTTTCTTCTAGTTGTGACTCAACGTCTATAATACATTTTTCTAATAATTCTTTGTTTATAAACAAACCTTTATCTAAAAATGCTGTTTTATCTGTATTTTGAAAAACTCTTATCATTGCGTGATTATAATAGCAGCAATTATATTTAAATATATCAATTTTTATTTTATGGAATGTTTTGAATTAGCTAAAAATAACGTTATATTTGCTAATAATATTTTGGATGTGGTTTTAAAATCATTATTTAATAAATTAAATGTCAAATCTAACGATTCGTAAATATCATTATTTATAATCGATACTAAATGTGCAAAAGTATGTGGTAAGTCTTGTACTTCAGATAATAGTAATAAAATAGAATAAATATTATTAAAATAATATTTGTAATAATTAAACCAAGACGTATCTATATATGTCTTGTATTTTATAAGTGTTGTTAAGATATCATTTATTTCAGTTAATGTTATTTTATTGACAGAGAGATTATGAAAATCACTAATTTTAATTGTTGCTTCTTTAATATTATTTTTTATTTGTAAATTCACGTTTTCTTTGGTTTTTATAGTTTTTGTAGAATTAAAACATAATATATATAATTGCAAATCTCTCGGTAATTTAAAAAAAATCTTATTTAAAATTCTTCTCACTTTATAACCCCTATATATTTTTTGAATTGTTGAAACCTGTTCGTTGAATAACAATTTTGAATGATTTATACAATACAAATCTTTACATAATAAAAAAATAGGATATTTGTATTTTTTACAAATTATACAAAACATAATTATATAATAAAATAATATAAAGGTTTTATATATTATTAATATATAAAATGTCTATGGCTGATACTGCCACCAACCAATATGTAGGAAAAGTAAAATGGTTCAACAACAAATCGGGTTATGGTTTTGTTACTTTTATTGATTCAAGTGATTTTAAAGGAAAAGATATTTTTGCTCACCATTCTTCATTAAATGTAAAAGATGAAATTTACAAATACTTAGTTCAAGGAGAATATGTTGAATTTAGTGTTCAAAAAATGGATTCTGGAAATCACGAGTATCAAGCAATGAATATTAAAGGAATTCTACAAAATGATTTAATGTGTGAAACGCGTCATAAAAATCGTGATCTATCTAAAAATTCGGAATCACTAGTAATTAAGTCTTATAATACTCCTAATAATGGAAAACCACAACATAAACATACTAGACCATAAAATTAGACAAATATTATGTTATTAAAAAATAAAATACAATACAAATATAAATAATAATGAAACTGAAATAAAAAAACATAATTTAATTGAAATAAATAAATAATAAAGTCTTTTGTCTATATCATATGTTATAGTTAACATGTGATTAGTATTATAAAGAACAATTTCATTATTAATACTATTATTATGATTAGTAATACTATTAGTATCATCATAGTCAATAACTGTTTCGCAATTATTATGACTAATTTTATTATACAATACCATTGTTTCTATCATACTATTTTCTTGACTACATATAAAACATTTCGATATATTTGTCTTTGTAATATTTTTATGCACCCAATCATTAAGACAATAAATATGGACATCATTTTTACAACAAGTTAGGGTAAAATGGTCATTTGTAGATATATCATTTAGACATATTACACATTCTATAGTATCCATAGTATAAATATATATAAAAAAATATTATTATATATATTTTTTTTATATATTTTTTATATATTTTTTATAATTGTGGGAAGTATAATCTTGAATATCTAAAATTATTCGTTATATATTTAAAATTATATAATTTTAAATATATAACAATGGAAGAAAACCTAAGTTATGAAGAAAAATTACTGACTGAACCTGTCAAATACTATATGGAAAATAAAGGTAAGAATATAAGGCAATATATTACAACTTATATAGGACACTGTTTAGGAGTTGAGGATAAATATATAGAGGAAGCGATAGATGTTATTACTGTTATTCATAATGCTTCACTTGTTATTGATGATATTCAAGATAATTCATTATTACGTAGAAAACAAGAATGCGCACATATTAAATATGGTATTCCATTATCATTAAATGCTGGGTATTTATGTATATTCAAAATATTAAATGAAATAAATAAAAAAGAATATATAGATGAAAATACTAGACATAAGATAGTCGAAAATATGTATTTAGCACATATTGGACAAGGAATGGATATCTATTATACTCAATATAAAATAATTCCAAATATTGAATCATATAATATGATGATTAAATATAAAACAGGTACGTTTCTTCATATAATTTTAGATATAATGATAGGAGTAAGTAAAAATGTTATTTTGAAAAAAAGGTATTATGAATTACGAGAAGGTTTATACAATTTTTCTTTATTTTATCAAATAAGAGATGATTATATTAATTTAACAGATTCCGCATATTGGGAAGAAAAGGGGTTTTGTCAAGATTTTGATGAACAAAAAATTAGTTATCTTATTACATATTGTAATAATAATAAAATGACTAATTATGAAAAAATAAATAATTTAATGACAAAATTAAATAAAACAAATACTGACAAAATAGAAATTTTAAATTTAATGAAAAATAATGGATTATTTGATATTATATATAATATATTATTGCAATTAAGAGAAAAAATTTTACTTACTATTGATTTAAATAGTTTATTTGAACAATTACCTTTCAGTAAATTTGACGAAAACGTAATATTAAATAAAGAACTGGAGATAGAAGGAATATATGTAGATGGTAAGGTAGTAAGAAAAGACGTAAAATAAGGTTATTAAATGTGGTGTGTCCAATGTAATTTTTCTTCGAAAGAGA